GATAATGTAAATATTGCTATTCTTGCAAACAAAGCATCCACCGCAAGAGATCTTCTCGGAAGATTGCAACTTGCTTATGAGAACTTACCAAAGTGGATGCAGCAAGGCATTATTTCTTGGAACAAGGGATCACTTGAACTTGAAAATGGTTCCAAAATATCATCAAACTCTACTTCATCATCTGCCGTTCGAGGTGGTTCTTATAATGTTATCTTCTTGGACGAATTTGCGTTCATTCCAAATCACATTGCTGACGATTTCTTTGCATCTGTTTATCCTACTATTTCTTCTGGACAAAGTACAAAGGTAATCATTGTTTCTACACCACGCGGTATGAATCACTTCTACCGCATGTGGCATGATGCTGAGCGTAATAAAAATGAATATGTACCTACTGACGTTCATTGGTCAGAAGTTCCTGGTAGAGATGCTGCTTGGAAGGAACAGACGATTGCTAACACATCAGAACAACAGTTTAAAGTTGAGTTTGAGTGTGAATTTTTAGGTTCTGTTAATACACTTATCAATCCGGCAAAATTAAGAAATTTAGTTTATGAAGATCCAATAAAACGAAATGCAGGTTTAGATATCTATGAGCATCCAAAAGAAGAACATAATTATTTAATAACCGTTGATGTTGCTCGCGGTCTCGGTAATGATTATTCTGCGTTTATCGTTTTTGATATTACAGAGTTTCCATATAAAGTTGTGGCAAAATATCGAAATAATGAAATCAAACCAATGCTTTTTCCAAGTGTAATTTACGAGATTGCAAAGGCATACAACGGATCTTGGTTACTAATTGAAGTTAATGATATTGGAGATCAAGTCGCAAATATTCTTCACTTTGATCTAGAATATGACAATATTCTGATGTGTGCGATGCGTGGTCGTGCTGGTCAGATTGTTGGTTCTGGATTTAGTGGTAAAAAATCTCAACTGGGAGTTAGAATGACCGCCGCAGTCAAAAAGTTGGGATGCTCTAATTTAAAAACTTTGATGGAAGATGATAAGTTGTTGACTGTTGATTATGACATTATATCAGAGTTAACAACGTTTGCACAAAGACATAATTCTTTTGAAGCTGAAGAAGGATGTAATGATGATCTTGCAATGTGTCTAGTAATTTTTTCTTGGTTAGTCGCTCAAGATTATTTCAAAGAAATGACGGACAATGATGTTCGTAAAAGAATTTACGAAGAGCAAAAAAATCAAATAGAGCAAGATATGGCACCCTTCGGATTTATTTCTGATGGATTTGATGAAAATACATTTATTGATACTGATGGTGATAGATGGCACTTAGATGAGTATGGTGATCGTTCATATATGTGGGATTACATTTAATGGACTTTGAGGATCAAATTGAATTAGAACATATTTTATTTTCTGAAAGAAAATGTAGAGTTTGTAAAAAAATAAAAAATTTAATGAGTGATTTTTATCTAACAAGAAAAAATAGAGGTGTTTTTCCCTCAGCATATTCATATGAATGTAAAGAATGTACAATAAAAAGGATTAAAGAATCTAGAAAAAACCAATTACCACGTGTTGATTTTGGATATCCAGATTGGTAAATTTGTTCATGGATTGTTTCCCCATTGAAAGTAGGCTTTTTGATAAATATTTCTAGAATAATTCTGGATATCACGGAGAATTAAGATGCCACTAAATTTAGCATCTCCTGGAATTGTAGTAAGAGAAGTTGATTTAACCGTAGGTAGAGTTGATCCAACTGCGGATGGTATTGGTGCAATTGTAGCTCCTTTTTCACAAGGACCTGTAAATGTTCCAGTATTAGTAAATAATGAGCAGGAACTCTTAAATACTTTTGGTAAACCATATGCTTCTGATAAGCAGTATGAGCACTGGATGGTTGCTTCATCATACTTAGCTTATGGTGGATCTTTACAAGTTGTTAGAGCAGATGATATAGATTTTAAGAATGCTGCTGTTGGAGGAGGAGTAACGATTGTTGGACAAACGTATGTTTCACCAACAAAAATCAAAAGTTATGAAGATTATGTTAACCTTGGATATGATGAAAATGTTTACCCTGGCATTACATTTGCCGCAAGATCTCCTGGATCATGGGGAAATGGTTTAAAGGTTGCAGTAATTGATGGATTTGCTGACCAAATTTTAAGTGGTATTGCCACTGTTAATCTCGCCGTTGGTATGGGTATCACTCAATCAATGGTTGGAAGAATAACTGCTGGAGTAGGAACAACTAGCTTATCAACTGGTCATTTAAGAGGATCTATTGTTTCTATTGGCGCAAGTTCGATTGCTGTTAAAATTCATGGAGTTGTTTCTACATCGGGAACAGAAACTGCAGTTGATTATCAACAAGGTGGATTATATTCGTTTGAATCACGAGGTATAAGTACAAGTAGTAATTCTTTAAGCGCATCCGTTTCTCCCGTAGTTGGTATTCACTCGGTAGGATTTTCAACTGCGTGGGATTCAAGATCATATGCTGCAAGACAAGATTGGTTTGATCAACAAAAGATCTCACTGACAGCAGGAGATGTTTATTGGAATTCTCTTGCAGAAAGACCATCAACTTCAAATTATGCAACTTCAAGAAATAGTAAGCATGACGAACTTCATGTTGTTGTATTTGATGATGATGGTGATGTTACAGGAAACGCTGGAACAATTCTTGAAAAGCACTTATCACTTTCAAAAGCATCTGATGCTGAATACTCTGTAGGTTCTCCATCGTATTGGAGGAAGTATGTTTCTGAAAACTCACAATATATTTTTGCAGGATCAGAACCTACAGGAGTTTCAACTATAACAACTAATTCCACATTTGAGTATGTAACTGGTGGTGGTTGGGATAAAGCAGCTTCAAACGTTAAGTTTGGTGCTATAGGAGCACAGGTTTACACCTTAGCAGGTGGAGTTGATTATAACGGTCTTGCAGGAATTGGATCTACTGGATCATTAAAGGCAACTGTTGGAGATCTCTCAACTGGATATCAAATTTTTGAAAATGATGAAGAGTATGCAGTTGATTTCCTTCTTATGGGTGGGGCTGGATACACTAAAGAGGATGCACAAGCATTAGCATCATCAATTATTTCGGTTGCTGAAATTAGAAAGGATGCAATTGCATTTATTTCACCAAATAGAACTGCACAAGTAACAGAAACTTCTACAGGATTTACAGTTAAATCCGCTTCAGATATTACTGAAAATGTTTTAAGTTTCTATTCTGGAGTTCCATCATCTTCCTATGCAATATTCGATAGTGGATACAAATACATGTATGATAGATTTGGTGATACATTCAGATATGTTCCATTAAATGGTGACATTGCTGGTCTTTGTGCAAGAAATGATGCTACTAATTTCCCATGGTTCTCACCAGCAGGAACATCTAGAGGTGGAATTCTTAATGCAGTTAAACTAGCATATAATCCATCAAAATCTCAAAGAGATAGGCTTTATTCTGCAAGAATTAATCCAGTAATTCTTTCACCTGGAGATGGCATTATTCTCTTTGGCGATAAAACTGGTTTAGCAAAATCATCTGCTTTTGATAGAATTAATGTTCGTCGTTTGTTCATCTATCTCGAAACTGCGGTTAAAGCCGCTGCTAAGGATGTTATGTTTGAATTTAATGATGCATTAACTAGAAGTTCATTTGTAAATGCAGTTGAACCATTCCTACGCGATATTCAAGCAAAGCGTGGAATTCAAGACTATAGATTGATTTGTGATGAAAGCAACAATACTGCTGCAATCATCGATAATAATGAATTCGTTGCTGATATCTACATTAAGCCATCACGCTCCATCAACTTTATTGGTCTAACATTTGTTGCTACAAGAACTGGAGTGTCTTTCTCAGAAGTAATCGGAGTCTAATTTAAAAGAGGTAAAAAACGATGACTTTCAGAACTATTTCACAATTCAAATCCAATTTAGCTGGGGGCGGCACTAGACCTAACTTATTTGAAGTTACTCTTAATTTTCCAACTGCTTCTGAGTTAAATTTCATGTCAAACGCTGCAACACCAGCGTCGGAATCAGCAACACTAACTGATACTACTGGAGTTCAAGCTCTTGCACCATTTTTAGTTAAGGCAGCAGCACTTCCCGCTTCTAATATTACTCCAATTTCTGTTCCTTTTAGAGGAAGAGAATTGAAAGTTGCGGGTGAAAGAACATTTGATAGTTGGACTATTACAATTATCAATGATACTAACTTTAAAATGAGAACTATTATGGAGCAGTGGATGAACTCCATTAGCAGACTGACTAATGCTTCTGGTGAAACCAACCCATCAGATTATGATGCTGATATGGTTGTCAAACAGTTAGATAGAAATGGAAACACTTTAAGATCATATAACTTTGTTGGAGTTTTTCCAACAAATATTTCTGAACTTGCCCTTTCAATGGATACTACCGATACCATTGAAGAATTTACGGTTGAGTTCCAAGTTCTATACTGGACTGTTGCTGCAGGAGCAGATTCTTCCAATCAACCTGCAATAGCATAATAAATAGATAAAATAGTTTAATTCTTATAAAATGGCAAAACTTTTTGGGTTTTCTATTGAATCTTCAGAAAAAAAATCTAAGTCTATACTCTCCCCCGTCCCACCTAACAATGAGGACGGGGTTGACTATTTTATTCAATCTGGATTTTATGGACAATATGTAGATATTGAAGGTGTTTACAGAACAGAGCATGACTTAATTAAAAGATATAGAGAAATGGCATTACATCCAGAGTGTGATAATGCCATTGAAGATGTTGTTAACGAGGCACTTGTTAGTGACCTATACGATTCTCCAGTTGAAATAGAGCTGTCAAATCTAAATGCTAGCGATAGACTAAAAAGTTTAATTCGCCAAGAATTTAAATATATTAAAGAACTTTTGGATTTTGATCGAAAGTGTCATGAAATTTTTAGAAATTGGTATGTTGATGGTAGACTTTTTTATCATAAAGTAATTGATTTAAAAAAACCTGAAGATGGGATCAAAGAATTAAGGTACATTGATCCCATGAAAATGAGGTATGTCAGGCAAGAAAAAAAACCAAATAAAGGTAATGGGGTAGGTGTTGACTTATCAAGAATGGATGAAAATAGTAGATCTTTTTATCCAGAAATTGAAGAATATTTCATTTATACTCCAAAACCTAATTATCCATTAGGAATGGTATCTGGTGCAGGAGGACAAAAGGGAGTTAAAATTGCAAAAGATTCAATTACATATGTAACTTCTGGTCTTGTAGATAGAAATAAAGGTAATTGTTTGTCTTATTTGCATAAAGCAATTAAAGCACTTAATCAACTAAGAATGATTGAAGATTCTCTTGTCATCTACAGATTGTCAAGAGCACCAGAAAGAAGAATTTTTTATATTGATGTTGGCAATCTTCCAAAAGTAAAGGCAGAGCAATATCTTAAGGAAGTTATGTCTCGTTATAGAAATAAATTAGTCTATGATGCGAATACAGGAGAAGTTAGAGATGATCGCAAATTTATGAGTATGATGGAAGATTTTTGGCTTCCAAGGAGAGAGGGTGGACGTGGTACAGAAATTACTACTCTTCCAGGTGGTCAAAATCTTGGCGAACTTTCCGATGTTGAGTATTTTCAGAAAAAACTTTATAGAGCACTTGGTGTTCCTGAATCTAGGATTGCATCTGATGGCGGATTTAATTTAGGTCGCTCATCAGAGATTTTAAGAGATGAACTTAAATTTGCGAAATTTGTAGGTAGACTGAGAAAAAGATTTGCAAATCTTTTCAGTGACATGTTAAAAACACAATTAGTACTAAAAAATATCATTACCCCAGAGGACTGGGACCAAATTAGTGATCATATTCAATATGATTTCTTATATGACAATCAGTTTGCAGAATTAAAAGAAAGTGAATTACTGAATGAACGACTTGGAATACTTGCAACAATGGAACCATATATTGGGAAATATTTTTCTGTTGATTATGCACGTAGAAAAGTCTTACGTCAAACAGATTCCGAAATTATTGAGATTGATAAGCAAATTAAAAAAGAAATTGAAAAGGGAATTATTCCAGATCCCAATTCAATTGATCCAATAACTGGAGCACCTTTACCACAAGAAGGGGAAGTTGGACCACTTGGAGAGGTTCCAACTGAACCAAATCTTGATCAACAAGCATCAGTAACAGATGCTCAAGTCCAAAAAGATACTAAAAAGGCTGAAATATAAATAAAGTATACTGTTATATAAAAATTTTATGGAAGACATTGTCGATTTGATTGCAACGGATTCTCCCGCTACTCAAATTACTGACAAAATCAAAGAAGTTTTGTTTGGTAAAGCATCGGAAAGAATTGAAGATCTTCGTCCTGAAGTTGCAAAAATAATGTTTGATGAAGATGAGATCGATACTCAGGAAGAGGAATAATGCAAAGAACTAAAATAATCGCAACTGAAGTTGCATTACCAACAACTGCCGGAACAGCTTCCAGTATCACAGATGCCACGTGCGTAAGATTATTTAATGGAGCCGGTGCAACAGCGACAGTTAGTGTTGCAAATAGCACTAGTGCTGGATTAGCAAATACTGCAACATTTACAATGCCAGACAAAGGCGTTGAATTTCTTCAAAAATCTGCAAATGATTATATTTGGGCATCATCCGCATCAGTAAAGGGCGCAAAAGTAGGATTTACAAACTAAAGCAATGAAACTCATCACAGAAGAAGTCTCACAGGTTAAATTTATTACCGAAGGTAAAGGTTCATCTAAAAAATGCTATATTGAAGGAATTTTTCTTCAAGGAGACATTACTAACCGAAATGGTAGAATGTATCCTATGGAGACTCTTTCCCGTGAAGTAAAAAGATATGATGAAAACTTTATTCAAAAAGGTCGTGCTCTTGGAGAACTAGGTCATCCAGACGGTCCAACCGTCAATCTTGATCGTGTTTCCCATAAAATTGTTTCTCTTACTTGTGAAGGAAATAACTTCAGAGGTAAGGCACAACTTCTTGAAACACCCATGGGTAAAATTGCAAGATCTTTAATTGATGAAGGTGTATGTCTTGGAGTTTCTTCTCGTGGTGTTGGATCACTCAAGATGACTAATGAGGGTCATAAAATTGTTGGCGAAGATTTTATGCTAGCAACTGCTGCTGATATCGTTGCCGACCCTTCTGCCCCTGATGCGTTTGTTCAGGGAATTATGGAAGGTAAAGAGTGGGTTTGGGAAGGTGGTATTCTT